CGAGCTCGCAGTGACGCTGCGGGGCGAGTTCGGGGTGTCGGTCTATGACGTGGGCGACGCCGTCTCCCCAGGTGAGGCGTTCTCGCTCATCAAGGTCGCCTATCAGGACCCGTCGACGCGGCTCGGCGCCGCGGTGCAGAAGTGGGAGTATCCCGCCTCAATGGTTGACCTCGTGCAGATCGCCGCAGCGACCGGAGACAAGAGCGACGAAGTCCTGCCGTGGAGCGCACGCCAGCGACTTGATGAGTTGGCGGACCGCAAGGTCACTGAATCCGATGTGGAGGCGGGCCGGGCACGGCTCGCGCAGGTATCAGCGTTCCGGCGGATGCCGGACTTCGATGGGTAGGAGGCTGCTGTGGCGGATTCGATGGTCGGACATGGCTACGTGCAGATCACGCCGTCGATGCGGGGATTCCGTAAGACGGTGAATCGTGAGGTGGAGGGGACTGCCGGCGAGGCCCGGCGGTCATTCTCCGCCCGCATGAAGTCGGCTGGCCGCGAGTCCGGGCAGTCGCTCGGTACGTCTCTGAAGCAGACGCTGACGGCGTCGGCTGGGGATCTTGGCGCGGGTGCGCTGAAGGGTCTCGAGTCGAACGTCGCGAAGGCTGCCGGAGCGCTCTCTACTGCCCGCCTGAAGCAGCAGGACGAGGCCGGCAAGGTTCGTGTCGCGGAGGCGAAACTCGCGGAAGCGATGAAGAAGTACCCGGAGGGTGCCTCACAGATCGTCGCCGCTGAGGAGCGTGTTGAGACGGCACGGCGGCGGCACAAGGACGCGACCGACAAGGTCACTGACGCCTCCGACAGACTACGCACAGCGCAGGACCGGCTCAAGACCGCGACCGACCGCGTCGCGGATTCCGTCGACAAGGTGAAGCTCGGGTCGTTCGCGCAGCAGCTGCGCGACGGATGGAAGGACGCGCGCGTCGCGAACTCCCAGTTCTCGGGCGTCGCATCCTCGATCGGTGGCATCGCTCGCGCGGTGTCGAACGCGTCTGGGCTGTCGAAGCTGGGTGGCATCGCCCGAGCTGCAGCGCAGCGTACGTCGACGGCGTTCGGTTCGCTCGCGACGATGATCGGCGGCAAGCTCTCCGCAGGATGGACGGCCGCGTCGTCGTGGCTGTCGGGCGTAGCGGGTCGTGTCGGCGGATTCCTTGCCCCGGTGGGGCAGCTGTTCTCCAACCTCGGGACGAAGCTCGCGACGCCGTTCGTGAACCTCGGCACGAAGATCGCTGGACATCTGAAGCCGGTCACGGACTCGGTGAAGGCGTTCGCGTCGAAGCTGCCTGGCCCGATGGGCAGCGCAGCTTCCGGTATCGGGTCGACCCTCGCATCTGGCCTGTCCGGCCTCGTCGGCAAGATTGGCACAGTCGGGCGGGACCTCGGCGCGCGGTTCGCTTCCTCCGTGCAGTCGGCGGCGACCGCTGGCGTCGCTGGTGTCGCTGCTGCTGTAGGCGCGGCTCTCGCGGGCGGTATGGGGCGACTCACGTCGCTCGACGAGTCGATCGCGAAGATGAAGGGCCTCGGATTCGCGTCCGAGGACATCGAGAAGGCGATGCAGATCGCCAACGATGCCGCGGTCGGCACGTCATTCGCGATGAACGATCTCGCGTCGGCTGCGGCAATGGCGATGACGGCCGGGATTAAGCCGGGCGAGCAGCTTGTCGGCTACCTCGATTCGATCAAGGGCGCGGCGACGGCGTCGGGTGCGCCGGTGCAGGAGATCGCGTCGATCTTCGGCAAGGTTGCGACCGCTGGCACCGCGTACACGACGGAGATTCAGCAGCTCGCGGACCGTCAGATCCCGATTTGGGGCGAACTCGCCGAGGTCATGGGGGTGCCTGCGGCCGAGGTGAAGAAGCTCGCGTCGGAAGGCAAGATCGACCTCGTCACGTTCCAGACCGCGGTCACGAACGCGACCGGCGGCATGGCCGAAGAGATGGGCAAGACTCTGCCAGCGAAGATCGCGAACACGCGGTCGGCGTTCTCCCGGCTCGGCATGGCGCTGCTCGGCACGAAGATGGAGGGCGACGAGCTCGTCGGCGGCTTGTTCCCGGCGTTCAAGTCGTTCTTCGACATGGTGCGCACGGGCGTCGACGCGGTGACCGCGCTCATTGGCCCGTTCTTTGAGAAGTGGACGACGTCGGGTGGCGGGAAGCTCGTAGAGCTGTTCGATTCGCTGACCGAGAAGTTCACGAGCTTCAAGGAAACCGTGTCGGACGGTGGCGGGCTGGATGCCCTCGGCGGGCAGGCGACGAACCTTGCTGCGGTGCTTGCGCCGGTCGGTGCGGCGCTTGCTGCAATCGGTATCGGTGGTCTAGCTCCGCTGCTGGCGCGCATCCCGGTGCTGGGTGGGATGCTCGGTGGCCTCGGCGGCGCGTTCGCGTTCCTCGGCGGCCCGATCGGGATCGCGGCGGCGGCGATCGCCGCGTTCATGGCCACGGGCGCCGACTCCAGCGCTCTCGTGTCCGGGTTGACGGGAATCATCGATTCGGTGCTCGCCATGCTCCCGGGCTTGATCGACACGGTCGTGAAGGTCATCCCCGGCATCGTCGACGGCATCCTGAAGGCTGTGCCGGAGCTGCTGACGGCGGCGACCGGCATCGTGCAGGGGCTGATCGGCGGCATCGTGAAGGCGACGCCGCTGCTCGCCAAGGGCTGGGTGCTGCTGCTGAACGGCCTGATCAACGCGGTCGTGCAGAACCTGCCAATGATCATCCAGGCCGCGGTGACGCTCGTCACGACCCTGATACAGGGGATCGTGCAGGCGCTGCCACTGTTGATCCAGGGCTCCATATCGCTCATCACTGGCCTGATTCAGGGCATCGTCACGAACCTGCCCATGATCATCGAGGCCGCGATTCAGCTGGTCATGTCGCTGATCGAGGGCATCATCTCGATGCTGCCGACGCTGATCGAGGCGGCGATCTCGCTCGTGACCACGCTGATCACAGCGATCGCAGAGAACCTGCCTCTGATCATCGAGGCCGGTATCGGGCTACTCCTCGCCCTCGTGACGGGCCTGCTCGACGCACTGCCTGAGCTGATAACCGCGGTGCTCGAGCTGATTCCCGCGATCGTGACGACCCTGCTGGAGAACCTGCCACAACTGGTGTCGGCGGCGTTAGAGATGATCCTGGCGATTGCTGGCGGGCTGATTCAGGCGATCCCGGAGCTGGTCGCGGCGATCCCGGAGATCATCGCGGCCGTGTTCACCGCATTCACTGAGGTCGATTGGCTGTCGCTTGGTGGCGACATCATCGCGGGCATCGTCGAAGGCATTGTGAATGCCGGCGGGCAAATCTGGGATGCGCTGCTCGAGATCGTCGGTGACGCCTGGCAGGGAGTCAAGGACTTCTTCGGAATCGCTTCACCGTCACGGCTCATGCGCGACACGATCGGTAAGCAGATCCCGGCGGGTCTCGCGGTCGGTATCAAGCAGGGCGCGAGCGAGTCGACGAATGCCGCTTTGGCGATGTCGAAGCAGGTCGCGTCGGCTGCGCAGACCGCAGCCACGTATTCCTCGAGCGTGGACGTGCAACGCACCGACACGGGCCTCGCGGTCACGGATGCAGCGGGCCTCACGGTCAACTTCACCGTGAATGGCGAGAAGGGTCAGGATGTTGACGAGCTCGTCGACATCATCATGCAACGTCTGGGTGGCGTAAGCCGGAGGTTCCGATGAGCAGTGGTGTGCGGGTCGAGTACGGCGGGATCATGTTCCGGGGGAAGGGCTACACAGCAGTCCCTGGGGACAAAACGTTCGGTATTGCTCGTAGTGGCCTGCAGGGGTTTGATGCTCCTGCAGGCCGCCGCGGCGAGGACATCGCACGACCGGGGGACGGAAGCTTCGCGCTGGCGACTCATGCGGGCGCCGCGATCCGCTCGATCTCGGGTATCGCCGTCGCCAACTCGCATCGCGAATTGATGGTGATGCGTGACGATTTCGCGGGGCTCGCGTCGGCCGATCTGCGACCGATGGTCTACTGGGTTGAGGGCATCCCTCGGAGCACGGACGCTCAGGTGTGGGACCAGCCAACATGGGAGTGGGACCCGCGGGATCGCCACGCGAAGTTCCAGCTGATGCTGCGCTGCCCGTGGCCGTTCTGGCTTGGTGACGCGCACGCGCAGGAGCTCTCGACGGGGCTCGAGTTGGTGAATCGTGGGACGGCGAATGCGTGGCCCGTGATCAGGATTACGGGCCCGGTATCGACGGCGTTTTCGATCACGGTCGGGGGCCGGAAGGTTCGCGTGGATCGCACGCTCACCGCGACACAGTGGGTTGAGATTACGACTCGTACGGGTGTCGCTCGGACGAACGCGGGGGAGCTGTTGCTGTCGGAAGTGACGGGGCTGATGCCGTACCTGCCGCCCGGAGTTTCGACGGTGGTGTTGTCGAACATTACCGCGCCGCGCGTCAAGTTTTCGTGGTCTGACACATACGTGTAGGGGGATGCATGGCTTGGCGAATCGTGGCCGCTGACGCAGTGACTCGGAAAGTGTTTTATGACCTGACGAACGTCGCCACCGCGTCGTACTCGGCGGTGCTGAACGGCGCCGGGTCGGTGGACGTGACGATCCAAACCCGGGATGCGCTCACGCCCGTACCGGTGGAAGTGCTGCAGCTGTTGCGGCGTCGACAGAAGGCGACCGTGATCATCGTCGGATGGGTGCAGTCGTCTGGTGAGACGTACGCGGTCGCGGACGCACTGATCGACACGTCATCGTGGAATCCTGGCACGGGCGTGCTGACGGTCTCGGGGGAGTCCGTGTGGTCTCTCATGGGCGAACGGATGATGTATCCGATGTGGGCGCGCGAGGTGATCGCGGGCGGCGGCACCGGAACGTTCTTCGTGGACTCCACGATCGAGGATGCGATGTGGTGGATCGTGGCCGCGTCGATCGGGCTCGGCAAAGAGATCTACCGCAACGGCGAGCTGATTTACGCGCCGACCGGGAATCATCACCGGCATCAGGATTTTCGGTGGTCGTCATCGACGGCGACGCAGTCTCGCCGGTGGGAGTTCCCGTACCGTGAACGCACCGCGCTCGAGATCCTCGAGGAGTTCCTCGGCTATGACGGTGCACCGGATGTCGCGCTCCAGCCACGCATCGTGGATGAGGAGATCTATTGGCTGGTGCACACGAAGGTGGACATGCTGCGGTGGGAATCCGAGCTCGTGCATGATCGCGCTCCTGGTTTTCAGTCGCGGGTGACCGACCTGCAGATCGTGAAGGACGGCGTGCGCGGAACCACGTCACTGCTGAAAGTCGGCGGCGGTTCGGGCAAGTCGATGCAGTCCACGGCCGCCGTGTTCCAAGACATCGGCATCTCGGTGGAGGATCTTGACGGTCTCACTCGCGAGCGGATCACGTCAGCGAAGCAAGCGGACGATAATCCGCGGTTGCGGCGTCTCGCGGTCGCGGAACTCCGCGAAAACTATTCCGACATTGAGCAATGGTCGTTCGGTGTGCGCTGCGACGGCGAAGTTCCCCCGTCGCTGTTTATGCCTGGGGCTGGGGTGCGGTTGCAGTACGGCGGCGACGAACTCTATTCCGCGAAAGAGCACCTGTTTCAGATCCTCGGGGTGAGCGGTTCGACCGATTCCACGCAGCTCAGATTGGACATCCAGAATGCCTAAAGAGAACCTGCGCCGAGATGATGATGGCGGGATTGGTGACCTGTCGAAACAGATCAAAGACCTCCAGACCGCGAACCCGCTCGAGAACGGATCAGTCGACACTGGCACGCTCACGATCCGTTCAAGCCAGGACGGGCTCGTGATCGAGGCGGGCGGGCAATTCCTCGCGAAGGACGGCGCGACCATCCTCATTGAGGCGCTGCTGCGAGTGACGGGGCAAACCCAACTCGGGGACACATGGACCAATCAACTCATCTCGAACGGCAACCTGTTCGCGAACGGCCAGCTTGCGGTCGAGGGCAAAACCTATTTGAACGACATCCTCGACGTGGATGGGACCACCGACCTCCGTGGCCGAGTGAATTTTCGCAACGATCTGTACGCACTCGAGCTTCCAGAGGCGTCGTCTCCAACGTCGATGAACATCGTGCTGGTCGATGATGGCGGAAAGTTCTATCGGGGCCCGAAGTATTCGTCTGGTGGTACGGGTGGCTCGGATAACCCGACTTCGCCTGGCGGGTTGGGTGAGGGCCCGGCTGCGCCGTTTTCGTATCAGGCGTTTTCGATTGGAAATGGGTCGGGCGAGGCAGACTTCGGGACTCGGAACACCGCGAAGGGCTGGCATGACGGGCTCGACTTCGCGTATGACGGCGCCGGGTACGGTGCTGCGGTGAGGTCGGTCGCGACTGGCACGGTCGTGAACTCGTCCTATGCGAATCATTCTGATGCCGGCCCCTACCCTGTGTGCATTGATCATGGGCCGCTCGAGGCTGGATCGCACGCGGGGAGGCGACTCTATTCGGTGTATTGGCACATGCTGGACCGCACGGTGTCGGTCGGCGATTCGGTGACGGCAGACACGGTGATCGGGCATGTCGGCGCGTACGGCAATGTCACGGGGCCGCACCTGCACCTCGAGCTGCATCTGGATTCGCTGCACTCGAATTGGCCGGTGCTTGGCCTTGATTCGTCGACTGGTGCGCAGGATCCTGTTCCGATTTTTAATGAGTATGGGGGCTGGCGGTAATGGCGAAATATAGCGGTACGGTTGTGCGGCCGTCGAGTGTGGCGCATGTGGCGTCGGCTCGGGCGCAGTTGCAAGTAAAGCTGGCGGAGCCGGGGACGCGTTCGGGATCGCTGGTGAATGACGACACCATCGTTGTTGACGTGCCGTCATCGGGCGCGTTCGAGGTCGATTTAATCCCGTCTCCGCAGATTCTCTCCCGGTCTGGTCGGCCCGCAGTGTATAGCGTCGCGGAGTCGTGGCTGGACCCTGACGGCGTGCAGATCCCCGGCGGGTACTCCGAGTGGGGGACGTTCTACCTTGGCGCGTCTGGCGGCACGCTCTCGCAATATAAGGTGGCGCCGCCTGGCACGCCGGTCATCGAATGGGTGTCGACCCTCGCGGAAGCGCAGGCCCTCGAACCGACCCTCGCGAAGGGCTCAATCATCATCGTCGCCGGTAGCACGGCCTGGAATGTTTACGAGGTGTCGTAATGGCTCTAACACTGATTGGCAGTATCGCCGCAATTACTGACGCGGTGGCTGCGAACCTCGTATCCGGCCCGACGCAGACTCGTGCCGCGGTTGACGCGCGCGTGCGCGGCATTGTGCCGGCTGAGGTGTCGTCGCAGATCGCGAACTCTACGACGTTGCAGGCTGCGTTGGCGGCGATGATCGGCAATCTCGGTGATGCGAACCTCGCGGCGGAGTATGCGCGCACGATTACGCCGACTGCGGATTGGAACACGCTCACTCAGCGTGGTGTGTGGCGGCGCGCGTCAGCGACTCCGAACGGGTCGAACGTGCCGCCGACGCAGGCGTCGGGCACGCTGTATGTGACGAAGTCGAACGAGCAGACTGACCAGGCTGGCGGGCAACTGTTCATGGCCGCTGACGGTA